ATAGATTAAAATTCATAAATGATATTTGTTTAGATGTTGGTTTAGAAAAAGGTAGTGATTTAGACCCTAAAAAATTAGAAGTCAAAGTTACTCCAAAACCTAAAAAATTAGAAGAATTAACTGCAGTAGAATTAAAAGCTAGAATCACTAGCGCTGAAAGACTTCTTGATAGGTATAAAAAACAACTTACCAAATATGAAGTTAAAAGTTGATTGCATCTGGTGCAAAAACAAAACACAGTTCAATAAACTTGCTAAAGAAATAAGAAAGCAAGAAGATTTTGACAAAACAAAAACCCAAATAATTTCTTACAACGAAGTCTGTGATAGGTTATCTAAAAGTGACCCACTTGGACACGTTCCTTCTGATACTTTAATTTCTTTACAAATACAGAAGATGATAAGAAACTTAATTGAAAAGAACAAAAAATCAGAAAACTACCAAGAGGAAGACACTGCATCCATTACGTATCTCTTAAAAAACTTAGATAAAGATAATGTATTAAATTTTAAAAACTTTCTATCTGATATCTCAGGTGGTTTAGAATTTGATTTAGTAGTTATTAGTAGAGAGGATAATTTAGATCCTTCTGTATTAAGTAAGTTTGACAATGTTAAGTTTTTAGATAATGATCAGGCATAAACTCTTTTCTAAAGGAGATTCAATACATGCTTTAATCTCTACTACAACCCATCCTAATATTTTATTTGCAGTTAGAGGAGTTATTTATGACATTAAGTTTGATGAATACAATCCTCAATACCAGATTAAAATAGATAAAATGTACGAAGATGTTGCATTTGTAAAAAGGTTTTTGATTAAAGGCAGAACTATTAGAGATTTTGAGGGAGCAGATACTAGATACAAGTTGGTTAGAAAAAACATTAAGACCATAGATGAGTTTGTAGAAAAAACATATAATGGTGATAATTGGGAAAAGTATCTAGTTGTTGTAGACAGCGTGTATTGCTGTAAAACAAGAAAAGAACAAAAAGACTTCTTTAATAATATACAAACATTTCTTATAGAACAAAATCTTAAAGAATTATATGATATGAGTACCCGAAGCCAGTATAGCAGAGGAGAACTCTATTTTCATACTCGATTTGATTTCATTAATTCCCTTAAAAAATTCTTAGGAGACAGGGCTCCAAATAACAAAGCATGGTTTGATAATTTAACTGAAAAACCAAACGTGGAAGATTTAGACAAACACGTCTAAAATTATTAGATATATAATAAAAAAATCTTTTATAACTTATGGGTTTCTTTGACGATTTAGTATACAAGGCACAGGAAGGTGGTGAATGGATATACACGAATGTTAAAACAGGAATAGATGAGGCAAAATCTGGAAGAGTTGATGGCGCTAAGGGAAACCCTAGAAGAAGTAAAGCTGAAAGAGAAGCTGCTGCTAACGCAGAATTATTAGGAAACACTACTGAACTTGCAGAAAGTGCTGCATCGAAAGGAGATATACCTCCGGCGTTTGACCAACTTAAAAGACCCGCAAAATATAATATTAGTGGTAAAACTAATAAAGTTGAAATATTTCAAGAAAACGGAGTATCTCCAAGGTCTATAGCTAATAAATGGAGTTTATTTAGATACAGAGGTACACCAATGCAGGGTATAAGTACTAAAGATGGTATACCATCAGTTGGTTATACTAAGGCTCAAGTTTTTAGAGTAGGAAACTCAGGTTCTCCTAAAAACCCAAGTGCTAAAACAATTATTGAAGAAACTGGAAAACTTACAGGCTCTCCAGGATATCAATATAGATATGAAGATTTTATATACACTAAATATTACGGAAAAATACCTAATAACCAATTATTAACACTTAGAAGATTTGCATTTCCGGTTACAGACAATATTATAAGACCTGTTCAGTTTAATGCAGATGGCAAACCATTTAAAAATTTACAACCAGCACTTGCTCAAGCTGTAACTTTTATGGGTGAAAAACCTGGAAACAACATGAAAGAGTTGCTTAAATTTACAGTTGGTTTTAAATGGAAGACCGCGACTTCTGAATTGCAAACCATTAATAGCCAGCCCAGAGATAGAGGTAAGGTTGGTGGTTTTATAGATTCTATGCCTTTTTCACAAAACATACAGGGAGGTCTTGCAGGAGAAAGCGCTTCACAGACTAAAATAAGAAAACAACAGGGAGACGGCTATGACCCCGTAAAACAAACATATCCAAATCACGAATTTTCACCTTTAAATATAATAAAGTCGGTTGAAATGAGAGAAGCTGGTTTAAATTTTAGTCAAGAATTCTCTTTAAAATTTCAATATGATTTAAAGGGAATTCCAGGAGTAAGTCCTAAACTTGCATTTTTAGATGTTCTTGCAAACCTTCTAGTTTTAACATATAACGAAGCGCCATTTTGGGGTGGAGCTGTAAGATATACAGGTGGTGGTAAAAAAGGAAAGCCATTTGGTGACCTAAAAAAACTACAAAGCGGAGACATTAAAGGATTTATGGGTAGCGTTGTAAAAGATTTAAGTAAAACAATTACAGCAGGTGTTAAGGATATTATGAAGGGTGGAGATAGCAAAATATTAAATAACATTCTAGGTGGAGCCATGATGGACATGCTAGGAGGACCTCAAGGTGGTCAAGTGGCAGCAGCATTCTTAACTGGAGACCCTACAGGATCTTGGCATCTTACGGTAGGAAATCCTCTTAACCCAATCGCAGTCATAGGAAATCTAGCATGTACCAGTACTGAGTTTGAATTTGACGGGCCGTTGGGTTACGAAGATTTTCCAACTGCTCTTACCGTAACTATTAAATTAAAGCCAGCTATGCCAAGAGATAAAGGAGCAATTGAGTCGATGTTTAATGCAGGTAGAGGTAGATTATACTTAACAGAAGATGGAGTATTAGATCCAGGTGTAACTTATGATGTTGATGCATATGGTAAGGTACAGGGAGACAAAAATGGAAACTTAGCTAGAGCCGCAGCAAAATACGCAAATGGATAATGGAACTTAAAAGCATATTAAATAAAATTGTAGAAGCTGGTAGGTTAATTCTTACACAGCCGACTATGTTGTTTATAAATAAAAAAGATATTGGTATTATAAAAGAACACTATGTTACTAAAGATGAGCAGGGTAGAATAGATTTAATTTGTTTAGATTACTACAATACTGACGAAAACATGGACTACCTTTTAAAATTTAATGGAATATCTGATCCTTTTTCTATAAATGAAGGGGATATTATTAAAATACCAGTCCTTGGTAATAATTTTAAAGCTTTAGAAAGACCTTCAGCTGCTATAAATAATATAGTCAGGCAGGAATTTTTAGATACTAAACGATTAACACCAAAAGACCAAAAAAGAATAGACTTTCTTAAGAAGAAATATAAAATCAAAGAAGTTTTACCCCCAAATGTTCTTAAAACTGGGCATAAAACTTTTAAATTTACAGAAAGGGATGGTGAAAAAGCAACAGAATTTGGGATGGGTGCAATGTTACCAGAACCTGTAAAAAATAAAGCTGATAAAATTAGATTTTCTAAAGGGTTAGGAAGTATTTCAAATGAAACCTGGGAAAAAGTAGACCCTTCAATATTTGATAAAGGTATGAAAGATTTAACTTTAAAAGAGGTAGATATACTTAAGAATGCTGGAATTCCACTCGAAAAATTCGAAGAGGCAAAAGCTGCTAAATTAAATAATGATGGAAATATTTCTGGAAAGGCTGAGATTAATGAAATACTCGATGATAAGGGTAATTTGGTTGGAAAGGAGTCTATTAAGAAATCGGTAGTTTATGATGCTGGTAAAAAGACCACTACAACAACTCAAACTATTGTAAAATATGATGGTACTATAGAAACAAACCAAACTACTACATTTTCATTAGCCGGAGATAGTTCTAATACTATAGATATTCAAAAGCAGAAAAAACAATCTAAAAACACTGAAAAGGGATTAGATGAAAAACTCAAGAATAAAAAGATTATTAAGAAAAAAGACATTCTTAAGAAAAAGGAAAGCGATATAAAGAATAAACGTAATAAAAAGAGATAATGGCAGAATTAGATAACAATATATTAGTAGTATCTGAGCCGTCTATTAGACCTAACAAAATTGAAGTACCTAGATTAGATGAAGATGAGGGTGGAGACAAACAAACAAAAACTTTTGGAATTGATACTCCTACTATAACGGTAAATGGATACGACTTTCAGGACCATGATATTATAAGTTTTAATCTTTCAATAACTTCTGAAATACCTCAACTTTCTGTAAGGGTAAAAGATTCCCAAGGTACTTTTGATGCATCTCAATACCCGAGAGACGGAGATGTAATTACAGTTTATATTGGTTCAAAAAACGAGGATACATTTAAAAGTATCCACATGGACTTCGATATTGTTTCAATAGCTTCTCCTAAAAAAGGATTACCACATAGTGAAAGAACATATGGATTTTCAGGAGTAGCAAAAATACCTAAACTTTTTACAGAAGAATGTAGAGCATTTAATGAAGGTAACAGTTTAGAACATATTGAACAAGTTTCTAGAAATTTAGGTTTAGGAGTAGCGACGAATATTAATTCAGCAAATGATTCCCAAGTAAGAATTCAGGCTTATGAAAGAACTATTGATTTTGTAAAAGGAATTGTAAATGCATCATATATAAAAGAAGAAGCATTTCAAACTTTTTATATAGATCAATATTATTATTTAAACTTTATAGAGGTAAATAAGATTTTTAATTCTAAAAATGCTAAAGGAGAAGATGGACAGGATTTTATTACTTCTTTTAGTATGTCGGTTTCTCAAGAAAAAGAAACCGAAGATAACGACCAAATAACTTCAAAACTATATTTGACAAATAATCACACAGCGGATGGCACTGGTAATAAGATAAATCAATGGTCCTTAAGTAATAATTCCAGCAAAGTATCATTACAGAATGGGTATAAAAGAATCTTACAGATGTACGATGAACTTGAGGGAGAAAAGCTTATAGAGTTTGATATTGAATCTTACACTAGTACTAATTTAAGAGACTCAGAAGAGCCTCTTAAAGGAAGGAGAGATGAAGATCATTACACGAGTCATATTAAACATAAATATATTGGAAGACAGCAAGATTATAATTTAGAGGGTAACGTACATTCGAATCATAAGTATTCAATGCTTAATAACTATCAAAATTTAAAAGAGTTAGAAAAAATACAATTAAATGTAGAATTAGAATCTTTTAACCCAGGTCTTTATAGATATCAAAAACTTCCAGTTATAATGTACAATGTCGAACCTACAAAAGTTCAAATGAATAAAGAGACCGATAAAGTCTTAAAAGAAAAAGGAGCAAAGGCAGAAGAAAAAGCTTTCGATTTTAAAGATGAAGGAGAATCAGATGAGGGACAGGAAATTACGCTTGATGATTTTGTTTCTGGCCATTACATCATAGGAGGTATAGAATATATATACAAAGCAGGTGATAAATCAATTAGGCAGAAATTAACGCTTTTAAGGAGAGAATGGCCAGTTTTAGCAAATAGTATTAAATAACATGGATAAATTTACAAGAAATAAATGGCAAAAGGGCTACAGATCACATCAATACGGAGACCCTACGTATCTTAGCTTCTTTTTAATGTTCGATTGGGGAGGTTCTCCTCTTTTTAATGGAGCAGCTGAATATTTTCTAAGAGAGGTTTTATTTGAACCAGAAAGAGCTGATAAACTTGCAAGGTTTACGAAACTTCTACAAAAATTAAATAGAGAAATGCCTTGGTATTTTTATGAAATAGAAGGTTTTGAAAATGTATATAAATTCGATGGTTTAAAAGAAGCATATAGAGGTGCTGGCGACGGTATAAAAATCAAAACTATAGAAACTTTAGATTTAATGATTGCAGGTCTAATGGATATGTATAGAGATGTAGCATTTGATATTGACAGGTGGTGTGAAGTTTTACCACATAATATGACATATTTTAACCTTACTATAATTATTTCAGACTGTAGGACTATCGCGAACAGAAAGTTAAATACTAATAAAAATCAAACTAATGATTTTCAAAATGAAGAAAGAGAGTATACTGTAATAAATCAAGATATAGCTGATTCAGCAAAAGCACACTTTGCTGTTCAATTAGGAAAATGTTCCTTCACTACTGATTCAGGAGTCGGTATATTTGGAGGCTTATCTACTTCAGAGCCTAAAATTGCAGAAAACGAAATTCAAATTAAGTATCAACAAGTAAAATATTATAGTAAACAGTACTTAAATGAATTTGAAGGCACTTTAGTCGAAAACAAATTATCTGAAGTGGGTAGCAACACGCCTAATACAGCTGGTAATAATGAAAATACGACTTCACCGTCGAGTGAAGGTGATAGGATAAGCGGTAAAGAAGAGTCAGGTGCTAAGTCTAACAATGATACAACAAGCGTTACTTATACTGGTAAAAATGTAGAAAGAATTGAAGGTTTTGAACAACAAGAAACAGAAGAAGAATTAAATGCAGAAAGAATTGAAGGTTTTGGAGAGTCTGAAAATACAGAAAACCCTATCAACTTCGGTACTCCAGGTGGATTAGGCGAAAACTTACTTAGCGATGCAGTAGCAGCGCTTGAAGGAGCTGGAGAACGTTTAACACAAGATGTTTTAGCAAAACTTCTTTTAGGAAATGTATATGGTTTAAATGCTGCATCTAATATACAAGACGCACTTGCTTCTGGAAGTTTAAATGGTCTAAGAAATCTAGCTGTTAAAACTGCACAGGCATTAACTGATGATTCTCAAGGAAATTCAAATATAGGCTCAAGTGTTGGAGATAATGTATTTCCAGAAACTTTTCCTGAAGTACCACTTAAACCTGATAATATTATTCAATCACCCTCTCCTGAAAAGGATTCTAATTTAGGAAATGTAAATGAATAAGGATACTGAATCAAGGATAAAAGAAATCTGCGAGCATATTATAAATGGGGAGTTTGAAAGACTTCGTGAACCTGAATATTTACAATTTTATTTAAACTATAGTACTGAGATAGAAGAGGCTCTCAAGAATTGGTCTAAAAAATAAGATAAATATAATATGGACGCTAAAGAATTACATATAGATAATTTAAGAGATAGCCATTGGATTGGCCAAGTTGTAGATAATTCTGACCCTTTATTAGATGGTAGATGTAGAGTAAGGGTATTTGGGAAATTTGATAATATTCCTACAAGTTCTATTCCATGGGCAACACCCTCTAATAGAAATACACCAGGAGCGCATGCAGTTCCTAGAATAGGTGATATTGTTGCTATTAAGTTTGATAATGGAGATATTTACCACCCTGAATACATTTATCATGTAAACCAAAATTCTGATTTTAAGTCAGATATTTTATCAGGAAGTGGAGCTCCTCAAAATTGCATATCTTTAGTATATGACGCTGCTAGAAATTTAAGAGCATACTATAGTCCAGAAAAAGGATTTATAGTAACTACTGGTGTTGGAGCTGAAGAGTCTCCTTTAATTCAATTAGATTCTGAGAATAGAATTTATCTTTTTACGGAAAACGAAGTTGAAATAAAGGCACCAAGGACTTATGTAAATAGTCCTAATATAGAGTTAGGAGAACAGGCTGCTGAACAAGTCATTAAAGGTAATACTTTTCAATCACTATTTAATTCGCATACGCATGGTAGTGCGTCACCTGGAACACCAACGACTCCTCCAATTGTACCATTAAATGGAGCAGAATTAAGTCAAGTCACTAAAACACAATAATATGTTAAATAAAAACGGATTAAAATCTAAAATAGAAAAAAGAATTAAGGAGCTAGAAAAACCACTTGCTAAAAAGCTATCAGGTGGCGATAGCAAAGTAAGGACATCTAACTTCTTATCAGATGCTTTTGATACTGAAGAACTTGTTATTCCTCCTGCTGGGCTTTATAAAGCTCAAAAAAATATTGATAAGTGGTATAAGGATAATTTAGAGGTTCCTGGTGTCGATCAAAATAGTTTTAAAAAGAAGCAATGGAAAAACTTTGCGGACCAGATATCAAATGAAATTGCAAAAGAGTTAATTGATGTCTTATCAAAAGAGCTTTCTGTAATTATATCTGAAGAAATAGACGATTATGTAAAAGACGCAGATATAAAATTAACGATACCTCCTGGGTTTTTACAACTTCAAAGTGCAGCAGGTCCAGCTACAAATGCTGCTCCCATTACACTTAGCCCGGTAAATTTTACGTTTAAATAATTAAAAAGATATATAATTAAACCTTAAAAATATAACAAATGATTAACAAATCTGACACCGAATGGTTTGATGCCGACGGTAACTTTGATTGGGACGGCTATGAAGCAACTTGCCCATCAGCAATTAGGAAGGGAAATCCTCACATTAAAACAAAAGATCCAAAACACAAAGTATTTTGTAGAGAAAGCTACGCACAGGAGCTTTATGACCTGTACAATAAACATGACAAAGATACTAACTCTATTTCTAAAGTTGAACATGGGGTTCAATATACTGGAGTTGTTTACTCTACAAGTGATAACACTTCTACGGTAGACATCGGATATCGACAACTTGTCTTTATTAATTTACAAAAAGAAGACCCTGCATTTAGAGAATTAGGAAAAACAATAGGCGCTGAAGTTGATGTTACAATTACTTCTGATCCTTTTGATGATTCTATATCCCTATATGGTTCATTAACTGAAGGTGCTAGAAAGAAAACATTCACAGAGATGCAGTCTGCTATCGAAACTCAAGATACTGCATGGAGTGGTAATGTAACTAAAATGATGCAAGAAGCTGGATATATTGTTCGTGTAAATGGAATTGATTGCTTTATGCCGGGTAGTTTAGCTGGTATTAATAAACTTCATGATTTTTCTAGTATTATAGACACTGATATGTATGTTGTTCCAGTAAGTTTTTCTAAAGAAAAAGGAACTATTGTAGTTTCACATAGGGCTTATTTAAAGACTATGATTCCAGGTACTATTGATAAACTTAAAGAAAATTTAACTCAAGAAATTACTGGTACCGTCACAGGTTCTGCTAAATACGGAGTATTCTGTGAATTTAATGAATGTTTAACGGGTATGATTCATGTAAATGACTTGGATTCTGATTTATTAGTAAGACATAAGAATAGAGAAGTAATTCCAGGTGAAGAAATCACGTTTAGAATTAAAGATATTATTTCGAATGATAAAATAACATTGACTCAAAAAGATGAGGTTACTGCAAATCCTTGGTTAAAAATCAATGAGAAGTTTAAACCTAATTCTGAGGTTTTAGCAACTGTCAAATCATGTAAAGATTATGGGTTGTTTATTGAAATAGCGGAAGGTATTGTCGGTTTATTACATGTAAGTGAATTTGAAAATACAGAAGCGTTAAAGTCATATAAACCTAAGCATAAAATAAACGTTACAATAACTAGAATAGAAGAAGATACAAAGAAAGTTTTCTTAAAACTTGCTGAGTAAAATCTATTTTTAGATTATTAGATTATACGTGATATATAAAGAAAGTAAATTTATCACATGCTCACGTACCAAATTATTAATGACGATAAAAAAGAAGACATTCTAGAAATGGGGCTAGTTGGAGTAGAATTCGAATTTTACTCCAATAAGTCTTTAGAAGATACTAGAAAAGAAATAGCAGCTCTTTTAAATAAAAAGGTTAGGTTAGAAGATAAAGCACATAGTGATTTTCAACCAACTAAAAAAGAGTTTAAATTAGAACCCGACATGTCTGGTGGTAAAGGCTTAGTAGAGTTAGTTACAGGAGCTATACCTTATAATGATGCTAGAAAAATGATTATCGACATGCTATCATGGATTGATAAGAATGGGTATACTACAGAAAAGTCATCAATACACTTAAATGTAAGTTTTGATTCTAGCAAAGTAAAATATCCCGAGTTTATTCAAAGAATGGATGCTTTAAAGTTTATATTAGACTTTAATGAAGCTGAAGTTTATAAAATGTTTCCTAATAGAGAAAATAGTGTATATGCAAAATCTATTAAGTGGGTAGTGCCTAAGTTAGAATCTACTTATTTTAATGGTCAGCATATTAATCCAATGTCTTTTGATTTTCCAAATGAAAAATATTATGGAGTAAACTTTGAAAAATTACAAAAAGGATATTTAGAGTTTAGATATATTGGAGGTAAAGATTACCAAAAGAAAACGTCTAATATATTATATTTGTTAGAAAGATTTTTGTTTCAATTGTGGAATACTGCAAAAAATAAAGATTACACTCAATTAAATCTTTTAGAATTAAAAAGAATCTTAAACAAAAACAATCCATATATTTCAGTACTTAAAGACCATACAAGATTTAATGAGTTTTTCCCTGATATTACATTAACGGTTGATTTAAAAAAATCTGATAAAATAGTATCTTTATATTGGGATAAAATTAAGTTTAGTGTAGTTAAGTTAATCAGCCATGGCTCTTTAACTAAAGGAAGTATTAACTATGATAGTGACATTGGAAGGGTTCAGGTTAAAGATGGGGAACTGTCGAATTGTTTTGATTTAAACAATTATGACTTTATAGATTGCAAAGTATCAGGAACTTTTTCTTTTTGCGATATTTTTAGGTCTGAAATAAAGGATGCTAATATGTTAAGGTGTAATATTTATCAAAACACTTTAGTGTCAGGTTCTAAAGTAGAATCTTGTTATGTTAGTAGAGAATGTGAACTCACGAACTGTTATGTTTTTCAATGGGATTCAGTATTTAAAGGAAGGATGGTAGGTGGTATATTTAGACATGGTAAAATAAGTAAGTCTGCTGAATTTGATAAGACTGAAATAATAAATAGTAAAAAAATAGATTAAAATGGCAATAATACGAACAGGAGAACCTGCAGATTTTCAAAATGAAAGAGACTATGGCACAGAATGCCTAGCTGCTTTTTTAGCAGAAGTTGGCTCAGAAATTACTGGTGCATGTATGGTTCCTTTAAATTTACCAGAGCCTGAGGTTAGAAATATAATTAAAAGGGCTATTAAATGGTTTAGAAAAAATTATGAATATAGTTTAAGAGAAAACTATTATCATGTTCCTTCTGGTGTTTTTTCATCTGATTATTTTAAAGATAATCGATCTGTAAATTTTGGACCACAGGGACTTGACGGTTCTGGTGAAGTTTTTTCCATTTATGGAGTTTATGATTTAGCATCTGGGTGGAATTCAGGTGGATCTGGTATGGACTTAAGATTTAGTGAAGGTAATGACTTTGCTATCGATAAAATGTTATTTAGAAATGCATTTGAAGGTTCAGGTGCATCAGAGTCTGCTGAGGAGTTACAATATTACGTAATTAATCAAAGTTATTTTGACATGGCTAGACAGATATTAGAGAATCCTTTAAGTTTTCATTATTCACAATTAACTGGAGAATTGAAATTTATGGGAGATACTCCTAAGGGTGATGTTATTTTAGAGCTATATGAAAGTATTCCTGATTGTGCTCTTTACAACGATGAAATCTTTTTTAGATATGTTGCTGCAAAAGTAAAGGTAGCAATAGGTTCTAAATTATCAGTATTTAAGTTTTCTCTACCAGGTGGAGTTGAAATAGACTATGATGGAATTTTGTCAATGGGACAAGAAGAGCTTGAAGGGGTTAAAGAAGAGATAAAAGGCGATGAAGGAGTAGATTGGATGTTTCACTCCTAAAAAATAAGATAAATAATCTATGGAATTATATGTTAAAACAATAGAAGACCCTAATCATAATGCAAATGCAGTTCATATTGAGAATGAGATATCGCAACTTATTACTCAAATTGAGACTATGCTTTTTACAGATAGGGGTACTGGTTTAGGAAACCCTAACTTCGGAGCAAGTTTAGAAACTGCAATCTATGAACTAAATGCAAATGAAGAACAGATTAAAGGGCTTGTTAATGAGCAAATAGACATGTTTATTCCTTTAGCAGAAAAGTATGATACTCAAGTAGATGTTACCTTTCAAAGAGGAGAGATAAGAGATATCGCAAACTTAAATATAACAATAGACTCTCAATATTTAATTGGGGTCAGAGTAGAATAATAATTAAAAAAATGGCTGAATTAAAATTTTTAGAAAAAGCAAGAGTTAGTGCTAAGCAAATATATAGCGATGCTTCTAATTATATTGGAAGAGTCTATGGAAGGACTGGTGACTTTTTTACAACAGCTTCGCCATTCTCTCAAATATTAGAAGTAATGTCCGAGATGAATGAAATGCTTATGTTCTATATAGAAGACTCTACTGTAGAGCAGAATATTTACACAGCACAGCAGCCTGAATCTATTTATGGTTTAGCTAGACTCGCAGGTCACGATCCAACGAGAGGATTCACAGCAACTGGAGAAATCAGATTTAGATGGAAACCAGGTGCTAAAGACGATATTGCTGGGAATAACTTAATTATACCTGTAAATACCAAAATTTCATTTGACAATAATGGGCTTACATATTTTTTAAGAACACAAAAAGATGAGTTTCTTCTACCTAAATCTTCAAATGGTTGGGTTCAGGCAAGTATTATGCAGGGTGAGCTAGAATCTCAAACTGTAACAGGTACTGGAGAAAAGATGCAAAGTTTTAATATTCAAGTAAGTGGGACTACAGATCACAATTACGTTAAAGTCTCTGTAAACGGTGAGTTATGGACTAAATTTGATAGCTTATATGAAATGAGGCCTACTGATAAAGGTGTTTTAATTAAAACTGGTATTAGTGGTGGAATTGATATTTACTTTGGTACTGGAAACTTTGGTTCTATACCCATAAATGGTTCATCAATAGAGGTTCAATATTTAAAATGTGAAGGTGCAGCCGGAAACTTAAATCAATCTGGAGATTTAAGTTTTAAATGGATTGAAGAGGGTGCTGATTCTACCGGAGAAGACTATGACTTAAATGAATTATTAGATGCTGAAGTTTTAATTACACCATTTATGGGAGCAGATCCAGAGTCTACTGAATTTACAAAAATGTTAACCCCAATGGCTAGCAAAAGTTATGTTCTGTCAAACCCAGATAATTATGAATATTTCTTATCAAAGTATAGTCAATTTAGCTATTTAGACGCATATAATACTACTGAAGACGGTTATTTAGATGATGATAATGTTATTTATATCTTTGCAATTCCAGACTTGGAAAAAAGACTATTAAGCGGTACTGATTATTTTTCAGTCCCAGTTGAAGAATTCTTTTTTAGTAAAGAAGAAACTGATAGGTTTATTGGGGTAATAGAAGATAGTGGGCAACAAATGGTTACAAGTGAAGCCGTATTTGTAGAGCCTAAGGGTATTAAATATAGAATGGATATATCTATAAGGTGGTTTGAAGGATTTAAACAAGAGGATATTTTTAACGATATAAGAGCTGTGATTAGTAATTATCTAATAAAAGTTACAAGAAGGGATAAACTTCCTAAAAGTGACATCGTTGCATTAATCGAGGGCGTTGAAGGTGTTGATGCCGTAAATGTTCAATTTGTTTCGAGTGTTGAGGAAGAGGCTAGAAGAAATGGATATTACACTTATAAAAAGGTTACAGTTACCCCCACAACACCTGAACTCCTCGGTAATGATGGTGACCAAAAAAGATTAGTGTTCTTTAAAAGAACAGAAGAAATTAAAAAAATAACGCTTGACCAGCCAGATATGCTAATTCCTGTTTCAGGAGGAGATAAAGCAATTGAGGACTGGTACAATAAAATAGGTTTAGATAAGTACGGTGATATTATTTTAGATAAAGATGAGGTTGCTGTGTTTAGAGGAAACTGGGAAGATAGAGATGGAAATCTTGTAAAAGATGCTCCTGCTATCGGTGAAATGAGTTCACTTTCAATTTATTTTGATAACCCACCAGTTCCTAGAACTATTTATAGTAGAATTCAAGCAGGAAATAGAAGAGCACTGTAATGGGATTATACGACGATTTATATAGATATAAAAGAGAAAAAAGATATGATTATCAGAAGTCTCGAAAAGACAAGAAGCTTAATTTAGGCTATGACTATTCGGATGACCTTATTAGAAATAATATATCTAGTCATATTTTTAGAAATGAGACCATACGAGATTTTATAGGTTTTTGTACAGATTACTATATGAATACAATAAAACAAATCCGTAAAATGAAGAATTGGAAAAACTTTACGGTAGATAAAGATGATAAAAACATAAGATAATGGCAGAATATCCCTATTTAAGATTTTTTAATGGAGTAGAAAATGAACTAAATTTAAAAGAAGATTTAGTTTCTGGTGTTTTAACAGGTTCTATATTTTTACCGGAGGTTTCTACCGGCTTATATGAATCTGCTAACCTTTTTATTTCTGAAGAACAAAAGGATGCTCAAGGAAACCCAGTATGGGGTACACCTATTGGAGATTCAGGTGCAACTCAATTTAAAGTTGAATGGGTAGAAGATGTTTATTCAAGTAGTGATTTGTTTTTCTATGGAACTAAAATAGAAGATGAAACTGTAAAAATACAAGAACTAAATTCTTTGGCTTTAGATACTTTAGACCATACAAACTTGGTATCTACTGATGTTACCGGTCTTAAAGAGGTTTCAGACTATATTAATAGTGCTATGCAGATCAATGTTGGTTTATCTTCTAAAAACGAAGGAAGACATGATAAGGTTTTAAGAATATCAGATACTTTTGATAATACTGTTTTGGCTGAAATATTAGTATATGGTGAAACTGTTGGAGAAGATGAAAGATTAAGAGACCTTTTACAAAATTTAGGAGGCACATTAGATGATGGTGATTTTATTATGTTTAAAGAGCATGATATTAATGAGTATGGAATCGATTGGAAGTTAATGAACCAGAAAAGAAGAGAGCTTCTTTTAGAATTACATAACATAAAACCATTTGTAGGAACGTATAAAGCGGTATTAAATGCTATTGACTTTTTTGGATATAACAATATCACATTAAAAGAATACTGGTTAAATATAAATCAAGAAAGTGGAGCTTTTGGTAAATTACAGGCAGTTCCAGTACCAGATACAAATACAGGTTTTTCATATAAGAAACGAAAAAAGTTTAATTTACCAAATTCTAATTTAAAGAAGACATCTAGATTTTCTTTAGTCTATAAATTAAATAACCCTAATGGTGAATTTGATATATGGGACATTCCAGAAGTTGAAGAAGCTTTTGACTTTACTCCGGAAGA